GCCCGGCCCATTCAGGTCTGGATTGAGCGGCTGGACACCCCCCGCTTCACAGTGTGGCCGGTGCCCGACAACTCCCAGCCCTACGTGTTCGTGTACTGGCGCTTGCGCCGCATGCAGGACGCTGGCACGGGTGTGAACACCATGGATATGCCGTTCCGTTTCTACGAAGCCATGACGGCCGGTTTGGCGTATCACCTTGCCCTGAAGATTCCCGGCGGCATGGAGCGCTTGGGCATCCTCAAGCAGCAGTACGACGAAGCATGGGATTTGGCCTCCTCTGAGGACCGGGAGAAAGCAGCTGTACGATTTGTGCCGCGCGCGGCCCGGATTGGGAGCTACTGATGGGGAATCGGTTCGCAGCCGGCCATAAAGCAATTGCCATGTGCGATCGCTGCGGGCAGCAGTTCAAGCTCAAGAAGCTCAAAACTGAGATCATCAAGCAGCGCAAGTACGAGTTGCTGGTGTGCCCGGCATGCTGGGACCCTGATCAGCCTCAGTTGATGCTTGGCACGTTCCCTGTGGATGACCCGCAGGCGCTGAGAAACCCACGCAGGGACACCACCTACGTGACATCTGGCCTGAATGACGACGGCAACCTGTCTGGCGGCTCTCGGGACATTCAGTGGGGATGGAACCCGGTGGGTGGATCAAGGTCGTTTGATACGCTCTTGACACCCAACACATTGGCGTTGACTGTGCAGATCGGCACAGTGACAATATCGGTATCTTAAGGAGTTACTCATGGCATTCACACGATCTGCTGACGGCATCGCCAAAAAAGGCAAAACCGAAGGTAAAAACTTGGGCGACAGCGGCCCCACAGCCAAAGAGATGAGGGGTGGAAGCCCCGGCAAAAGCGGCGGTGGCAAGCGCAACATCGACATGAAGACCATGGGCCGTGGTTTGGCTAAGGTCGCAGCACAAAAGCGAGGTTAATCATGGCCAAATTCAGTCAAAAAGTGATGGGCAAGGAAGTCGGCAACGCTGCCGTCTACGCCAAGCCGCACACCATGGACGGCAAGCCCGGCGCGGGCATGAAGGTCATGAAAGACCCCAACACCTTGGCCGCGAACAAGATGACGCGGTACACAGCCACGCCCCGCGTGAGCACCAACGACCCCGGCGCGGATAACGTCAAGACCACCGGCATCAAAATCCGTGGTACTGGCTGCGCCACGAAGGGCACCATGGCCCGAGGCCCAATGGCATAAAGCATGAACTACGCCGAGCTGAAGATCAACATTGCTGACATCTGTGAAAACGAGTTCACAGAGGAGCAGTACGCCATGTTCGCCCAGCAGGCGGAGCAGAAAATCTATAACACGGTGCAGTTGGCCAACTTGCGCAAGAACGTCACTGGCACGTTGACTGCGAACAACAAGTATCTGGCCGCGCCGAATGATTTCCTGTCGGTGTACTCGTTGGCCATCTACCCGGCTGCAGGCGGGAACTACGAGTTCCTGCTGGACAAGGACGTGAACTTCATCCGTCAGGCGTACCCCAATCCGGCTACTACCGGCAAGCCCAAGCACTACGCCATCTTCGGCCCTCAGTCGAACGACGTGAATGAGCTGACGTTCATCTTGGGACCCACACCGGACGCCACTTACGCGGCTGAGCTGCACTACTACTACTACCCCGAGTCCATCGTGACCGCAGGTGAGACGTGGCTGGGTGAGAACTTCGATTCTGCTTTGCTCAACGGCGCACTGGTAGAGGCCATTCGCTTCATGAAGGGCGAGGCTGACATGGTGAAGCTGTACCAAGACATGTACATGCAGGCAATTGCGCTGCTCAAGAACTTGGGTGACGGCAAACAACGCACCGACACATACCGTGACGGTCAGACAAGGATCAAAGTGTCATGACAATCGCGCAAACCGCAACCACATCGTTCAAGGTGGAGCTGCCGCAGGGCATTCACAACTTTGGACCGACATCGCCCGACACGTTCAAGATCGCGCTGTACACCGCTGCCGCCAATCTGGACGGCTCCACGGCTGTTTACACGACATCAGGTGAAGTCGTTGGTACGGGTTACGTGGCTGGCGGCAACACACTGGTCATTACGACCACACCTGTGGCTGCAAACAACAGCGCCAACGTGCCCACGGCCTACTTCAGCTTTGCCAACACCTCTTGGACAAGCTCAACCTTCACAGCCCGGGGCGCGTTGATCTACAACAGCACAGAGGGCAACAAGTCCGTGGCTGTTCTCGACTTCGGCGCTGACAAGACCGTGAGCAACGACACCTTCCAAGTCATTTTCCCAACTGCCGATGCCAACAGCGCAATCGTGCGCATCTCATAAGGACACATCATGGAACACAGCAAAGCAGCCGACAGCGTTACAGCAGGCCTGATCACAAACCGTGTAGGCGGTGAGCGCGTGGGCGCGGGCGGTGTGTTCACCGTCACCTGCGTGGGCGCAGACGGCAAAGAGAAGTGGTCTGACACCTTCCACAACCTCGTGGTCAACCAAGGCCTGCAGGACATGAACAGCAAGTATTTCGCTGCTTCTGGCTACACGTCTGCTTGGTTCCTTGGCTTGGTCCAAGGCCCCGGCTCCGGCACAACCTTTGCCGCTGCTGACACGCTGGCTTCGCACGCAGGATGGACAGAACTGGTGCCCGGCACAGCCTACACCGGCAACCGCAAGGCAGTGACGTTCGGCACGGCCACCACGGCTGATCCATCGGTGATCTCGAACTCCGCAGCTCCTTCCTCGTTTGCCATGCTGGTGAACGGCACGGTGGTGGCTGGCGCGTTCTTGGCCAGTGTGAACAGCGGCACGTCTGGCATCTTGTTCTCGGCTGGTGACTTTACTGGCGGCGACAAGACGGTGGACAACGGCGACACGCTGAATGTGACCTACACCTTCTCGCTCGACGCGGCCTGATAGGGGCAAGCGGTGTTTGGTGATGTCACTTTTGCCCAAGCACCCTTCGCCTCTTTAGGCGGGAATACGTTTGCCGTCGCGCAGGCCGAGACGGCTTTGGCGGGGAGCGTTTTCGCAGTGCCGAGCCTTGTTCGCGGGGGCCTCATTGACGAGGCGGTGACCGGCCAGCAGGCGCAGGTAGCTACGGCCACGTTCAGGCCCGCGCAGGAAGAATCCGCCACCGCAGCCAACGTGCAGTCGGTGATCGCCACCATGGTGGCCAGCATGCTTGAGCAGGCCGAAGCTACAGCAACCCAGACGGCCATTGGCACCTTCTTGGCTGCACAGGCGGAAAGCACCACCGGCACGGCAGCACAGACTGCTGTGGGCACTTTCTTGGCGGCGCAGGCTGAGACCGCCACGGGCACTGACGACATGGCCAGAGGCCTGCTGATCTCCGTGGCCATCGCAGAGAGCGCCACGGGCGCGGCCACCCAAGTGGCTCAAGTAAATTTCACGGGCACCATGGCGGAAGCTGTCAGCGCCCTGAGCACTCTGGGCGCAGTCAAAGACAAGAACGTCTACCTGACCGGCGTGCAGCTTTACATCAACATCGGAGGGGTGTTGGTCTGGGCCACGATTGACGACAGCCAGACACCGAACTGGCAAAATATCAACGATGTGCAGTCCCCCGGCTGGACGCAGATACCATCGTAAGGACTCAAAATGGCATTGGTACTCAAAGATCGCGTCAAGGAAACGACCACAACAACCGGCACCGGCACGGTTACGTTGGCTGGCGCAGCCGCAGGGTTCCAGTCCTTTGCCGCTGTTGGTGACGGCAACCAGACCTTCTACGCCATTGTGGACTCGGCATCTGGCGCTTGGGAAGTGGGCGTCGGCACTTACACATCCTCGGGCACAACCCTGTCGCGCACAACCGTGGTGTCGTCCAGCAACGCTGGTTCTCTGGTGAACTTTGGCGCTGGCTCCAAGGACGTGTTTGTCACATACCCATCTTCGCGTGCGGTGTATCTGGACGCAGCGGGCTCTGCCGTTTCGGTGCTGGACATCGGCACCTTGGGTGCGAGCACGGCCAACATCACCACCGCCAACATTACAGCGGGCACGGTTTCAACAGCACCTGCCAGCGCAAACGATTTGGTCAACAAGACCTACGTCGATGCGCTCATAGCGAGCGGCATCCACTTCCACCAGCCAGTGCGGGTGGAAGCACCGATCAACCTGAACGCAACGTACAACAACGGCACCGCCGGTGTGGGCGCAACTCTGACCAACGCAGGGGCACAAGCTGCCTTGGTAATTGATGGTGTGACGGTCAGCGTGGCGGATCGCGTGTTGGTGTATCAGCAGACTACCCAGACACAAAACGGTATCTACGTGGTGACAAACGTGGGCTCGGGATCGACCAACTGGATTTTGACTCGCTCCAGTGATGCGGACACTTACGTCATCAACAATGCTGCGGGCTTGAGCGAAGGCTCTACCGTTTTTGTGCAGCAAGGCGCAACAGGCGCAGGTGAGACATACACCTGCAACACGACCGGCGTCATCACGTTTGGCACAACCAACATCACGTTTGCCCAGATCAGCTCCGCGCAGATTTACAGCGCAGGCACGGGCTTGACCCTCTCTGGCACACAGTTCAGCATCACCAACACGGGTACTGCTGGCACATACGGCGATGCCGCTACGGTGCCGGTAATCACCACGAACGCACAAGGTCAAGTCACAGGCGTCACCCCCACGGCCATCGCCATCTCGGGCGCAGCGGTGTCGGGCAACATCTCAGGCCAAGCTGGCTCGGTGGCCAACGCTCTGACAGCGGGCACGTTCCTGACTTCTGGCGGCACGTTTGATGGCTCCGCAGCCCGCACTTTTGCCGTGGATGCCACGGACGCCAACACTGCTTCCAAGGTCGTGGCGCGTGACGCATCGGGCAACTTCAGCGCCGGGACTATCACGGCCACACTGAGCGGTTCGGCAACAAGCGCAACCACAGCGACCAACCTTGCAGGCGGCGCGGCCAACCAGATTGCGTACCAGACCGGATCAGGGGCCACGACATTCGCGGTAGCGCCCACAGCCTCCAACCAAGTTCTGAACTGGAACGGCTCTGCGTTCACATGGAGTGCTGGCACGATCTCGGGTGTGGCCTTGGGCAGCAACCTGAACGCTTTGACATTGGGTTCGTATCTGACCGGTACAAGCTACAACGGCTCTGGCGCAGTCACTGCGGCAGTGGACGCCACATCCGCCAACACGGCCAGCAAGGTCGTAGCGCGTGACGCCTCGGGCAACTTCAGCGCAGGCACGATCACTGCGGCACTGAGCGGTAACGCTACGACGGCTACCACAGCGGCCAACGTCAACAACGGCACGCTCACAATGAACGTGTCGGGCACTGGCCTGTCGGGTTCTCAGACATTCACCGCCAACCAATCAGGCAACGCGACGTTCACCGTCACATCGAACGCAACAAGCGCCAACACCGTTTCAACGCTCGTTGCTCGGGATGCCTCTGGCAACTTCAGCGCGGGGACGGTTTCAGTTACAAGACTTACCGCCACTCCAAACACATCCGGCGTCAGTACTGGAATTACTGCGGTCAACGGAGATATGACTGCATACCGAAGTGGCGGTACAACCGGGGTAATCTACCTCAGCAGCGCGGGCTCTCACTACCTGTACTGGGACGGGACAAACTACAACCTAAACGCTGGCAACTTGGTCTGCACGGGCAACGTCACTGCGTATTCTGATGAGCGATTGAAAAAAGACTGGGCCGATTTACCCGGTGATTTTCTTTCGCAGTTGGCAAAGATCAAGCACGGCACATACACCCGGATTGATTCAGACGACCGGCAGGCCGGTGTGTCCGCTCAGCAAATGCAGGCGTTTTTGCCAGAGGTGGTCCAGACTGATGAAAAAGGCAACCTCACCCTCGCATACGGAAACGCAGCCCTTGTTGCTGCTGTAAAGTTGGCGGAACGTGTTGTTGCGCTCGAAGCTCGCATAGCCGCCCTTGAGGCGAAAGGATAATCATGTCAAGCACCTTCTCCAACCTAAAGTTTGAGCTGATCGGCAACGGTGAGCAGTCAGGCACTTGGGGCACCACGACCAACTCCAACATTGGTACTGCCATCGAGCAGGCCATTGCGGGTATGGCGACACTGGAAGCAGCAGACTTCACAGCCAACGTGTGCACACTGACGCTGGCCAACACCACGGCTGCTCAGGATGCCCGGGCACTGTGCTTGAACATCGCCTCCGGCGCGGTGTCTGCTGCGGGCACGGTGAATGTTCCCGCTATCCAGAAGCCCTACATCGTCATCAACGGCTCCAGCTTCGCTGTGACAGTCAAGGTGTCTGGCCTGACCGGTGTGGCAGTCCCTCCCGGTACGCGCACGGTGGTGTACAACGACGGTACAGACGTGGGCGAGCAGATCAGCTTCTTGTCTTCCTTGACTTTGCTGACGGCCCTGCCTGTTGCCTCTGGTGGATCAGGCGCGTCAACTGCATCAGCGGCACGGACCAACTTCGGCGCAACAACGCTGGGCGGCAACCTCTTCACGATCACCAATCCAAGCGCGGTGACATTCCCACGTTTCAATGCAGACAACACCGTCTCATCTTTGAGTGCTTCGGACTTCCGCACAGCCATCGGCGCAGGCACTGGTGGTGGCTCGGTTTCTTCTGTTGCAGGTACTGGCTCCGCCAACGGCCTGACGCTTTCGGGCACGGTGACATCCACGGGCAACATCACGCTGGGCGGCTCCGTCACAAGCCTGACAACAACCAACTTCACAATCATGGAAGAAGGCGGTAAGCTCGTGATCAAGTATGGCGGCACAGTGGTTGCCTCGTTCAGCAGCGCAGGCGCTCTGATCGCCAAAGACAACGTAACCGCCTACGGCACCCCATAAGGAGCGAACATGGTAATGCCAGCAAGCGGCCCCCTGAACATGGGAGGCACATCAAGCCCAGTCAGTGTCGCTCAAGAACTCGGTCTGAGCCTGACCGCGACTATCTCAATGAACGATGCAGCAGTCCGCACTCTTGCAGGTGTTGGTGGTAGCGGCACCTCGTGGAGCATGAACTCGTTGTATGGAAAAGCGAACGCCTACACCATTGAATATTTGGTTGTTGCTGGTGGTGGTGCAGGTGGGACCGGGCAGCCGGGTTGGGGGTCCTATCTTGGGCAAGGGGGCGGCGGCGCTGGCGGTTACCAAGCCATTTCAGCAATAACTGTTGCATCTGGGGCTTCATACACAGCGACAGTAGGGTCAGGTGGTGCAGCGGTAAGTGCCCCCAGTGCCGCTACAGGCGGTAGCGGCAATAATTCGTCGTTCAATAGCACTACTTCTATAGGCGGTGGGGCTGGCGGAGCCGCCAGCGCCGCTGGTGCCACAAGTGGCGGGTCTGGCGGCGGTGCTTCTACCTACCCATCATTCACTGCCGGGACTGGAATTTCCGGGCAAGGAAACAACGGAGGCACCGCCACAGCTACCGACGTTTACCAAGGGTATAACAATTTTTACCGGGTGGCTCGGAGCGGCAGCGGCGGCGGTGCAAATGCTGCGGGGACTGCCAGTGGCATGGCCTCTGGGGGTGTTGGCGGGGCTGGAAAGGTGTGGTTAAACGGTATTGCGTATGCAGGGGGCGGCGGTTCTACTGCATTTGCCACACCATACGGGTACAGTACTGTTGCTTATAATGTCGGTGCTGCGGGAAGTCTAGGCGGGGGTGGAGCTTCGGGGGTAGATACTGCCGCAACAGACGGGGCGGCAAACTCAGGCGGTGGCGGTGGCGGGGCTACCGTTTACAGCGGTGTTGGACGCAGCGGCGGTTCAGGCGTCGTCATCATCCGTTATGCAGGCTCCCAGCGCGGCACTGGCGGCACAGTCACTTCTGCTGGCGGCTATACATACCACACCTTCACATCCTCTGGGACATTTACAGCATGAGCCAATTTGCCCAAATCGACGAGAACAGCATTGTCCGGCGCGTGCTGGTCATTGACCAAGCAGAGATTGACACGGGTAGCTGGGGCGACCCAGCAACTTGGGTGCAAACCAGCTATAACACGCATGGCGGCGTGTATTACACCCCCAACACCAATACACCTGATCCCGACCAGTCCAAAGCGTTTCGCAAGAACTTTGCAGGGATTGGCTTTACGTGGCTACCCAACGGACCAGAGGGTGGGGGCTTTGCGTCTCCGTCGCCCTATCCTTCATGGGTCATGAACAGCTTTTCGTATTTGTGGGAATCACCCGTGCCAATGCCGGAGCCGAACAGCCCTCCGTATTACACTTGGGATGAGGCGACTGTATCTTGGGTTATTGTCCCGGAAAATGCTAACGGAAAAATTGATATTGTGGAGCTTTAAAAATGGCACAACCAAACATCCGAATTGCGCACATACACAAACTTTTTACCCGCATGATGCATTTTCAAAATGTGGGGGACATTGAGTTGGGGCATACCCACCAGTATGATCATGCAACGCTGGTAGCGCACGGCTCGGTTTTGGTGCGGTGTCGCGGCAAAGAGACTGTGTTTAAAGCCCCGCAGCTCATCTGGATTGCAGCAGAGTTGGAACATGAATTGGTAGGTCAAGAAGCCGGAACCGTTTGCGTTTGCTTGCACACCGCTGACAGTGCAGAGCATGGTGGCGATACGGTTTCGGAGGACATGATCCCCGCCGGAGCCGAGCAAGTGTTCGCAAGCCGCGCCACGGAGACCTAAAGTGCTGCTGCAAACCCCGCGAGTCATCAAGGGTTGGAAGCATCCCGACTGCTTTAATATGCCAGAAGGGGTGTACCGCGACAACAGTTTTGGCAGGCGCTTTATGAGTTATGAAGACGCCCCATTCCGAGATGAGGCATTTGCGGCGTTTGGCATAACGGAAACTATGCGCGAACCGCAGTTCAGGAACTTTATTGGCAACCACTATTTGGATGGCGCGGCAACGCACACCCATAAAGACGGTGCTCCTGTTGGGTATGTGCATACTCGCTGTAACTGGATGGTCAAAAAACCCGCAGCGGGCGGCGATCCGATTTTGGATGGGGTTGTTGTGCCAGTCGAAGAGGGCGATCTTTGGCTTTGTCTGGCAAGTCTTGAACGTCATGGGAGCACGCCAATTTCTGGTGGCGAGCGTATTATCTGCTCGTTCGGCGCATTGGTGCCGGTAGCAGCTTTGTCACACATTTTGTAGGAGCCATCATGCGCCTGATCGCCATTCTCTGTGCCCTGTCCTTGACAGGCTGCGCCACTGCCGAGTACCAAGCCTATGCCGAAGCCCATAAAGCTCAAGCAGCGGCCCAGACAGCCCGTTTCCAAGCCCTTGCTGACATCGCTCGGCAAGGTGACACCACAGCCAAAGTCGCTGCGGTGATGTCCCTTCAGATGGGTGGCGGTCAGCAGAACGCGCAGATCAACGCTCCCAAGAACTGGGCTGATTACGCCATGCAGTGGACCGGCCTGCTGCTGCCAACCATCGGACAGGTGTATACCGTGAACAAGCAGACCAGCTTGGGCATGCGCCAGTCTGACAATGCAACAGCTCTGGGTGTCAGCACCAACGCAGCGTTCGTGGGCATCGCCTCGCAGATTCAAGCGCCAGCGGCCAACGTGACAACCATCGGCGGCAATGGTGTAATTGGCGCAGGTTCGTACAGCATAGGGGCAAACAGTGGGTCAAACTCTGGCAACAGTGGTCGCCTTGCTGGTGGCGGTATTACTGACAATACGGCTACTCCAACTGTGGTGACCAGTACCAACACCACAACGACAACCACCACACAAGCCACGGTGCCATGAAAGACTGGGCCGTAGCATTCTGTGCAGCGGCCCTTCTGATTGGGCTGGTGGTTTGGTGCGCAAGAATTTTTGCTCAGCTTGTATGGAGTTTGTAGATGCTTGCCGAAATTGCAGCAGCGAATGCAGCCTTCGCAGTAATAAAAGGTGCGCTGGCCAACGGCAAAGAGCTACACCAGCTCGGCTCTCGGGTCTTTGATTACTTCGACAACAAAGCCAAGATTCAGGAAAAAGCCAATAAAAAGGGTGGCGGCTCTGACCTCGAAGAGTTCATGGCTCTGGAGCAGTTGAATGCCCAAGAGGTTGAGCTGCGTGAACGCATGGTTTACGCAGGCCGTCCGGGCATGTGGGCTGACTGGCAGAAGTTCCAAGCTGCCGCTGCTCGTAGGCGCAGGGAAGCCAAAGAGGCCGAAATTAAGGCCATCAAGCTGCGCAAAGCCAAGATGGACCAGCTCATTGAGTATTTGGTGCTTGGCGTGGCCTCACTCATCCTTACTGGCCTGCTTATTTACGGCATCATCATTTACATGCTGTACATCAAAAAATGAGCGACGACAAGCTGAACGCCAACACAACCCTAGACAAAGTGCTCGGGTATGTGGACTCGCCGTTCAAGCTGTTCGCGATCCTGCTTATGGGCGTGGTGGCCTTCGCTGGCTACTTCCTGTGGCAGAACCAAGAGTTCATGCGCGACGCCTACAAGGAGTCCAAGAAGCTGCCGGAGATCAACACCAGCCGGACTGACGAGGCCAGCGCCATGCTGTTTAAGCAAACGGGCGCTGCAGTGGTGGCGGTGTTCAAAGTCAACCCGCTGTTCAACAGTCGGGTGCTGTACCGGGCCTACACCAAGGATGGTCGGGACAAGGGCGTTGAGGATATCGACGTTGGGCTGTTCAGCCACAATGCTGCCAACAATTCGGATGTGGTCAAGCTGATGACCAACGAGACCCCCTGCGGGGAGTACCGCTACGCACAGTCTGAGGTGGGCCTGTGGTATCTGGGCAAAGGGGTCGCGTTTACCTGCCGGGTGAGCGTTCCGCCAGACAGCCACAGGTTTGTCGGGCAGATCACGGTGGGCTGGGCGGAGCCACCGAAAGACATCGAGCAAGTAAAATTCATGCTGGAGATCGCCAGCGCCATGCTAACCAAAAGGGGTAATTGATGCTTACACTTCTTTCAACACTTGGGGGTCTGCTGATCTCCGGCTTGCCGAAGCTGCTGGAGTACTTCCAGAACAAGGCCGATCAGGCGCACGAGCTGAAGCTGGCGGCGCTGCAGAACGAGCGCGAGTTGGCTATGGCCGCTGCCGGGTTTGCCGCCCAAGCAAAGATTGAGGAAATCCGTACCGAACAGGTCCAAATGGAGACCGATGCTCGAATGACCGAAGCCGCGCTCTCGCACGATGAAAAGGTGTTGGCAAGGGCAAGTACATGGGTCGTTAACTTTGTGGGCACCGTGCGGCCCATGGTGACCTACATATTCGTTCTGGAGCTGGTGGCGATCAACGCTTTCATGGCGGTGTACCTGTGGAGTCACCCAACCCTGATCCAAAGCATTGACGACGTGATCCGCTATTCCGACCTGATCTTCAGTGCTGACGAGATGGCAATGCTTGGTGGCATCATCGGTTTCTGGTTTGGCTCTCGCGGCTGGAGCAAGAAGTGAAACTGAGCAAGGCAGGCGAAGACCTGATGCACCGGTTCGAGGGCAAACGCTCTCGGCCCTACCTTTGCCCAGCGCACATCTGGACGATTGGCTACGGCCATGTCCTGTACCAAGAGCAGATCAGGCTTCCCATGGTCCGGCCACCGGGCAAGACCAAAGCCGACATCCCCATGATCCGCAGTGAGTTCCCACTAAAACCGGAGGACAACCGTGTCTGGACAAAAGAAGAGATCGACGAACTATTCCGAGTTGATGTCGGAACTTTTGAACGGGGTGTTCTTCGTCTTGTTCCCAGCGTGGTTGGGCGTCAAGGCGCTTTTGACGCTCTTGTCTCTATTTCCTTCAACTTCGGGCTAGGCAACCTCCAGCGCAGCACCATCCGAATGAAGGCCAACCGGGGTGACTGGGAGGGTGCAGCCGATGCGTTCCGGGCTTGGACCAAGGGTGGCGGCAAGGTTCTGCCCGGGCTGGTCAAGCGCCGGGAAGCTGAAATTGCGCTGTTTCTGAGTTAAGTGCGAAAATGCCGCAAAGCCGAGGTAACCGATGCCACTCAAAAAATTACTATTCCGCCCGGGGGTAAGCCGCGAAAACACGCGCTACCTCTCAGAAAATGTCGGACCCACGGGGGTCAACGGCGCGTATTCTGCTGGCTGGTACGAGTGCGACAAGATTCGGTTCCGTTCTGGATCACCTGAAAAGATCGGTGGCTGGGAGCGCATCTCGGCAAACTCCTTCCTTGGTGTATGCCGGTCGCTTTGGAACTGGGTGACGCTGGGCGGGGCCAACCTGCTGGGCGTGGGCACGAACCTCAAGTTCTACATTGAAAACGGCGGCTCGTACTACGACATCACGCCGTTGCGCGGTTCCCCGACGATCAACAACAACCCGTTCGTGGCCACGCTGGGCTCCAGCGTCATCACCGTCACAGACACCGCACACGGCTGCCTCACTGGGGACTTTGTGACCTTCAGCGGGGCAGTAGGCCTTGGCGGCAACATCACGGCGGGCGTGCTCAACGCAGAATACCAAGTCACCGTGGTGGATGCAAACTCCTACACCATCACCGTCTCGGCTACGGCCAACGCCACTGACGTGTCGGGCTCTCCGGGCGGCGGGGCTTCGGTCGTTGCCGCTTACCAGATCAACACCGGCTTTGAGTACGCCGTCCCGCTGGTCGGCTGGGGCGCTGGCGGCTGGGGCGCTGGCCCATGGGGTACAGGCACATCGTCCTTGGAAACCCTGCGCCTGTGGAGCCAGTTCAACTTTGGCGAAGACCTGATCTTCGGGCCACGAGGCGGAGCCATTTACTACTGGGACTCTTCGGCTGGCACAGGCACCCGGGCAGTAAACCTGACATCCTTGGGCGGCGCTTCGGATGTGCCCACGGTGCAGAACACCATATTGGTTTCGGACGTAAGTCGCTTCGTGCTGTGCTTTGGATGCAACGATCTTGGAAGTGCCACGCAAAACCCGATGTTGATCCGCTGGTCCGACCAAGAGGATGCGGCAAACTGGACGCCAGCAGCAACAAACCAAGCGGGTAGCCTGCAGCTATCCCGGGGTTCAGAGATCATCACGGCAATCCAATCGCGCCAAGAAATCATTGTGTTCACCGACAACGCCGTGTATGCCCTGCAGTACCTTGGACCACCGGCTGTGTGGGGCGCAACACTGCTGGGCGACAACACGTCCATCGTCAGCCAGAACGCAGTCACCATTGCATCTGGCGTCACGTTCTGGATGGGCGTGGACAAGTTCTACAAGTACGATGGTCGAGTCCAAACCTTGCGCTGCGATCTGCGCCAGTACATCTTCTCCGATCTGGACAAAGACCAGTATTCGCAGGTGTTTGCTGGGACCAATGAGGGTTTCAACGAGGTCTGGTGGTTCTACTGCTCTGCTGGATCGCTGGTAGCGGACAAGTACGTCATCTACAACTACCTTGAAGACATCTGGTACTACGGCAACATGAGCCGCTCGGCATGGCTGGATTCCGGCCTGCGGGACTACCCAATTGCTGCGACGTACCTGAACAACATTGTGAACCATGAGTCGGGTGTGGACGACAACTCCACGGCCATGCCTACGCCAATCGCAGCAACGATCACGTCCGCTGAATTCGATCTGGACGACGGGCACAACTTCATGTTCCTATACCGCGTCCTGCCGGACATCACTTTCCGGGGGTCTGACGCCGCGTCCCCTACGGCCCGGATGTACATGCAGCCTCTGAAGAACTCGGGTTCTGGGTACACCACGCCTCCTTCGGTGGGAGGTGAGAACAACCGGCCAATCACGCGCACCGCAGTTCTGCCGATTGAAGAATTCACCGGCCAGATTTTCACCCGGGTGCGGGCACGTCAGATGTCTGTGAAGGTGGAGAGCGATGGGCTTGGCGTAACGTGGCAGCTTGGGGCTCCCCGACTCGACCTCAGACCTGACGGACGGAGATAACCATGGGCATGTTCAGTCGCGTAACCCCGCCTCGGCCAACCGCCGCGCCAGCGCAGTACACCACTGCGTTCATGGACCAGATGCAGAACATCTTCAACTTGTTCTTCAAGCAGATCAATGCTGTGCAACCAATCAACATTGCCGCTTTAAACATCGACATCAACACGCTTCCAACGCAGGCGGATGTGGCCAATCTGCGCGTGGGTGACGTATACCGGGACACCACGGCGTCCAACGTATTGAAAGTGAAGGTCTGATATGGCAAACCCATGGGACGACGCATATTCCCAGTACGCCAATCAAGCGCGTTCTGGCGACATCACTGCCGACTTCATCCGCAAGACGTACGGCGGTCTTGAGGGCGGTAAGTCCGAAAAAGGACTGTCGTTTGCGGATCGGGTGATTGCCATTCACCAAGAGTTGGCAGACCAGAAAAAGAAATACAAGGTGCCGACCTCTGCTGGCAAGATTGGGGAAGCTGATACGGTCTGGGATACTGCCTTCCGGCTGGCAGAGACCGGCACCGACTCGATCTACGACCTTGGCCAGAGGCAAGTGGAGCGCACGCAAGACGGGTACAACGGGCCTGAGACCTACATGGACACCGAGCTGTACCACAAACCCACAGGTGCGGCTGTCACTATGCCTAACCATGGTTTTAAAAACGAATACAAGTTGCAGTTTGCCCCTGATGGCACGCCTGTGGCCTATTCAACACCAAAGCAAAGCGATTGGATGGAGTTTCGTGAGGACTTCCTGCGCCCTGCCGTCAACATGGTTGCCCCGTTTATCCCCGGCGTCGGCCCCTACATCGCTGCGGCCAATGCTGCATACGCGGCATCCAAAGGCGATTGGGAAAAGGCGCTGCTGTCTGGCCTGAGCGCCGCAGTGCCGCTGGCTGGAAAACTCGGGGCAAGTATCGAGACGGCAAACACACTCAACAACGTACGGCAGGCTGCGACCGTGCTCAAGGCGCTGGAGAGCAAGGACCTGCTGGGCGCTGCGCTCGGCGGGGCAAACTTGGCCGGTGTTTCTGAGGTGGCCGGGTTCTCCACGCAAGACATCGGCAAGGCACTTGGCATGGTTACGGCCCTCCAAAGCGAGGACCCAGCGGCCATCATCAAGGCTGGCGCTGGTTTTTTACCAAAGGATGCTTTCGACGGACCCAAAAGCTCTGACATGATCGAGGGGTACTTTGCCCCGGGTGGTGAGGGTTATATTGCCCCGCCTACCTATGCCCCGGACACCAAGGGGTACTTTGACGAGATCACTGGCCACTTCATGCCGGATGAAGGCGGTGCTCTGAGTTTTGGCGATCTGACCAATGAGACCTCGGGGACCAACATTGGTTCCATGGACGACTACCAATACAACCCAGACACTGGCAACTGGACTCTGCCCGACGGCACGGTGATCGACACCAGCTACATGCAGAACAGCAAGACGCCGTTGACTGGCCAGCAGATCATGAACAGCGCTGGCGCAGGTGCCCCCAAAACTCCGGGCGCTGCGGCAAAGCCACCTGCGGGGGTGGCCAAGGTTCCAACCAAGCCGGGGCAGGGCATCGACATCAACCAGCTCGCATCCCTTTTGGGCGGCGGACAGCAAGCCGCACCAACGATTGTGTCATCTGGTCAGGATAACTCTGCAGACGTACAATTGATGGAAGATATTTTTGGAACTTCCCTGTCTGCGCCTCCGGCAGGTGACCCTGTTACACGAGCCCGCGAACTTGCGCGGCTTTTAAGGAGCTGAGATGGCGCTTTACATTGATGAAGACGGCGAGCTGCGCGATAACGGCGAGAGCGAGACCCCGGTAACGGAAGTTGTAATCCCCGGCTACGGAACCGACACCCCTTCGCCGAGCGATGATGGCGCTGATGCAGACACGGCAGCGGGCCTTATCCCGGAACAGGAATTGAAAGAAATTACTGGTGGCAAGTCTTACTCGGATTGGCTGCAGGGTGCAATGACTCCAGCGGCGCGTGCCGCCATGGAGAAAATTATTGCTTCTTATGGGACGCCGCTTTGGAACCAACTCAAAGGCATTCTGACAAACCCCGCCCAGTTGGCCGCTCTTGGTGGTGGGTTGCTAGCGGCATCACGCCCAAGCGGCTCCACGCCCACCGGCTACCAAGGCAAAATTCCCAAACTGACGGCCACAAGCAACATGCTGACAGCGCCTCCTGTGGGTCGTCGTCCCGGCTCGGGCGGCATCAACTACGGCGGTGGTGCCACGTTCCGCGACGAAAAAGGTAATGTTGTTTCCTCCAACGAGAAGACCTTGGAGGAGCTGCGCCAAGCTGCCATCAACAACCCATTCAACCGTGGTGCCACATACGAGGGCCAACAGGGTGGTCTCGGCCAATCTGATTTGGTCACGCTGCTGAACCAGTTGAATCCGAAACCAACAACCCCAACAACCCCAACAACCCCAACAACACCAGTGGTTGGCGGGGGCTCGGGTGGCGGTTCCGGTAATGTGGTTGTAGGCGGTGGCGTTCCAACGCCGGGTGCTACTAAGCCGGGCGGTTCCGCAGTCTCTGTGCCCGGCCAATATGGCGCTATTGCGCGGCCCGGCTATCAGCAAACCCCATACACAGGCGCAACGAAAGGAACGCCGCTGCCGGACGGTCGCATCCTTACCGCTCAAGGAATCTACAACCCCAAGACGGGTGATGTGATAACGCCAGATGGTTACCGGGTCAACGCCTTTGGTGGAGCGGTGACGGCTAACAAGGACACCCTGTCAGCCGAGGATGCCGAGCTCATGAAGGGCCTGACGTTTTCGATGGACCCCAACAAAGACGCCACCCCGGAAGAGGTGAAAAACTACATCCAGTGGCAGATGACTCAAGCAAACCCGCTGGGTCAGGGCACGTTGGCTGATGTGTATGCCAAGCAAGGCATCACTGATCCCTACAACAGTCCAATCGTCCAGCAGCAAGCTCAAGAGCAACTGAAACGGCAGGACCGCCGCGATGCCATGTATTCGGCCACACAGATGGGTTTGGACCCAACACTTGCGCATTCTCCGCAGGGATACGGCATGTGGGAGGACCCTAATTGGATGGCCAAGCAGACCGCTGGCGCAGCAGCCACTGCTCAGCGCGGGCAACAACAAGCCGCAGCCGCTCCTAATGTCACCGTGGGCGGCGGCATTGCTGGGGCGGCACCAGCACCGCAGCCCGCGCCCCAGCCCGCAGCTCCACCGCCCGATGTGAACGATTGGGCCAGCAGCCAAGAGGGTCAAGCTGCAGGCGGCATCAACAGCGTTTACGACAGCATCAACAGCTTTCTTGCCACCAATCCTTCGCAGGAGGCGCTGCAGGGTGCTATGCAGCAGTTTGGTGTTGACGAATCAACCCTTAATGCAGCCAAGGCATACGGTGCGCAAAACGAACCCGTCATCGGCGCTGCTGCGGGGGGTCTCTTGCCAAATGGATTTGTGATTCCCGCTGACGTGGTGAGCCACTTGGGCAACGGCAGTTCCGAAGCTGGCCTAAAGCTGCTTGTTTCAAACCTTGGAGCTGAGCCCATCAAGGGTAAAGGCGATGGCATGAGCGACTCCATCCCTACAACCATTGGCGGCAAGCAAGAGGCCCGTGTTGCCAACGAAGAAGCGTTCATCTCCCCTGAGATGGTCAAAAAAATTGGTGGCGGTGACGCCAAAAAGGGTGCCAAGAAGCTGTACGCCATGATGGACCGTGTTCGTGAAGAGCGCACCGGCACCACCGAGCAGGGCAAGCAAATCGACCCCAACAAATTCATGCCGGGAGGCTCTGTGAAAAAATACGCAACAGGCGGAACAACAATGCCCGCCGGGGCTACAGGCTCCGAGTCCAGCTTGTCCAACTGGGGTGGCGATTACGTCACCAATATGCTTGGCCAAGGCGCGGCACTGGCCAACAAGCCATACGATGCCTACACCGGCCCGCTGACAGCGGGTTCATCCCAACTGCAGAACCAAGCGTTCAACATGGCCGGGAATCTTCGCACGCCCGGCTCTATTGGTCAGGCTGCCAACACTGCTGGCGGCATCGCCAACTTGGCGGCAAACATGCGGTACACCCCACAGACCACATCGTTCTTGGGCACACCAAACAGAACGGGTCTGGACATGGCTCCGTCCTACGGCATGGGCATGGGCATGCCCCAGCAGCAGCCCTACCCGATGGGCACTCCCTCCAACCCCATCCCAATGCCACGCCCCGGTGTGGCACCTCCACCCACAGGAGGCCCCACCCCTCCACCAGCGGGAATCTAT